GGGGGAACAGACCCTACTTGTGTAATGCGTTATGTGAAAGAGAAGAACATTAAACCTGAGGCAATCATCATGCTTACCGATGGTCATGTTGGGGAGTGGGGAAATGAATGGGATAGTCCGTTACTTTGGGTGGTCGTTAGGAACAAATCTGCTACTGCCCCTGTGGGCAAGACAATTCATATTAAGGAGTAGACCTATGGCAAAGGTAATTGTTGAGGCGGGTTGGGGTCGGTGCTTTGTGATGGATTCGGATCGGGCTCTAACATTGTTAGAACTACTGAAAGATGCGGAAGTGTATCAAGAGAAGTATGCAACCAAGTCTATCCATATATACGAGAACGACAGTAAAGACATTTCAATGAGACTGCTACCTGATGCTGTGTATCGCATGGCTAAGTTAGCGGGTAAACCTGAGGAGAAGTGAACATGAGTATTTCATCTAGTGCGGTATTGGTAGAGTTAAACATTAGTGTTTGGACTGCCAACAAGTTGGATAAGGGTGCAACCGAGGCGGTGCTTAGCACGAACTCGGCTAGTAAAGATTCAGCACAAGTCCGAAAGAACTTAATGGCAGGAACGGACAAGCGCAAAAAGATAGCTGACTACGCTGCTAGGGCTAGGCTTTATCACAATCAGACTACGCTATCGTGGTCGGACAAAGGTGCGAGGCTATTACCTACTAGCTTATTCATGGACTACAAGCAGAACATGAATATCTACGAGCGCAACATGAACGTGATGATTCAAGATTTCTACACAAGCTATGCAGACTTGATTGAGTTGGCGAAGTTGCATCTTGGTGATTTGTTCAACCCATACGACTACCCCGACTTGGATACTCTTAAGTCTAAGTTTGGATTCCGCTTGGTGTTTAGCCCACTGCCTGAGAGTGGCGACTTCCGCTTGGACATTCCGCAACAGGACATGGTAGAGATGCAACAGAAGTATGACTTGGCGTTTAACGATAGGCTAGCAGACGCTATGCGTGAGCCTTGGGAGAAGTTGCACAAAATGCTTGCGGATATGTCAGAAAAGCTAACCGAGGAGAGCGACGAGAATAAGAAACGCTTTCACGATAGCTTTGTGTCTAACCCTGTTGAGTTGTGCGGGCTACTAACCCACTTAAACATAACAAAAGACCCACAGTTAGAGCAAGCACGACGGGAGTTGGAACTAACAATGTTAGGTATCGACATTGATGATGTGCGTGAGGACAAAGGCTGTCGGACTGAGTTGAAGACCAAGGTCGAGGAGATTCTTAATAAATTTAATTGGTAAGGAGAGTGTTATATGTATGCAAACGTAATACTAAAACAGGACAACGATGATGGTAACGGCAGTAAAGTTGCCTCGGTCATTGACCCTTTCTTGGCTACGCTAGTAGAACCATTGGCTTTGAAGTATCCGAACTGGGAGTTCAAAGAGGAAAGCACTAGCCATGAGTCTGAGTATGAGGGTAGCGTTCGCAATATCAGAAGAAAAAACTTCAAGGCTACTTCATTCAAAGTGATAGAAAAGCGTGAGGAACTTGGGTCTATTTACGTAGATAGATACCACCGAGGTGCTGAACGTTATGCAGTAGATAACTTCCGCATTGGTGAGATGCGTGAGCGTGGTAGTGGCATGAAGACTATCCATCTTAAGAAAGCGATACGCCATGTAGAGAAATTCTTTGGTAAGAAAACTACCGAAGAACGTATGAAGTCTGCCATTGAACTTGCGGGTAGTAGAGTGTATTCAGTCAATAACGACCTGAATCGTAAAGCGAGTTGGGCTTGGAACGCAATCAATGACCATGCTAAAAATTTACTTGTAGCTAAGTATTGGGAAGAACTCTTAGAGTCTATCGACCCGAATAAACGTGCTGAGGCTGAGAAGTTTCCTACCTTGCAAGCTGAGGCTAATGCGGGTGAGGTAATTTCTAAAGCGGTGCGAAGTGGAGATTGTTACATTGTCAATATAGAAGGAATGAGGTATTCTGTAAAACGAGCTAAAGACCCTATACAAATTTATATGAGCGAGGAATTACCTAGTTTCATACGGAGAAGTGTAGGTATGTTGAAGTTACTAGAGGACGACCAAATTATCGGTGATGTGGGTATGCGTGTAAACGCAGAGACCTTTGTCGTCTTATCACAGGAAGTCTAACAATGTTAGGAGAGAGCATGGAAGAGAAGAGACCAATGGCATTAGATAGAAACTCAAAGTTTATTTACCAAGGTGGTGCAGACTGCCAAAGGTTATGGCGCAGACATGGGTGGGTTCCCCCTACTGAATACCGCACAGACTATGAGTTTGGTAAGAATAGAGAGTTAGACCAACGAGCGAAAGGAGAGAAATGGATGAAAATCTAAAGCGCAAGGGTCGAGGGCTAGGTAAGAAACCCGCTAAGGTTTATCTGCCTGTCCGAGTAGACCAAGATGTAGTTGAGTTTTTTGATAAGTATTACCCATCTACGAGACAAGCAAAGATTCGGGAAATACTAAATGATTTTATTAACAAACAGAGAGGACAACATGAGAAAGAAAATGAGCAAAACACAAAAGGTGATTCGATTCATGAGGAAGAATCCCGATGCTAAAGCGAAAGTCATAGCGCAAGCGACAGGGGTATCGGCACAATCGGTTTATCAGATAGCCCACAACCTACGCAAGCAAGCTAGTGCGACTACGGCAGCGCCCAAAACAACTAAGGCTACTAAAGTAGTCAGAGTTAAACCATCGGCGGCGGATATGGTGAATCACCCACCCCACTACAAAGCGGGGGGTATCGAGACCATTGACTTCATCGAGGCTAAAGACTTAGGGTATCACCTAGGTAATGTAGTTAAGTATGTAAGTCGTGCTAACTTAAAAGGTGCAAAGATAGAGGACTTGAAGAAAGCCCAATGGTATCTCAATCGTGCAGTATCTAACTTGGAGAATCGAGCATGAGAAAATGGTTTGTTGGTTTAGGGCTTAGTTTAGTAGCCACAGTGGTGTATGCAAATTGCACAACACAGACAATCACTATGCCTAATGGAAAGATGATGGTTTGCACGACATGTTGTTATGGCGGTAACTGCAACACTACGTGTTTCTAACATTGTTAGATTAGGGGGATGTTAACACTCGCACTGCTAGTCGCTTGGTAGATGCAAATGCAGTTTGAGTTCGGCTAGTTCCCCTCGACTTTCAACTAGCCGAATCCTTGTTAGCCCCGAGGGTGGCGGGGAATCTACCTTACCACCCACTTCAAAAAATTTATAATCTCCCCTTGACAAAGTCCAACACTCTTGTATTATCAAGAGTATGGCGCTTACCCCCGAGAAAAAAGTAAAAGATAAATGCGTTAAGCTACTTAAGGCTTACGACGTTTACTACTTCTTCCCCGCAACCCATGGCTATGGGCGTAGCGGAGTGCCCGACATTATCTGCTGTATCAAGAGCAAAACTGCGCTAGGACACTTCTTAGCGATTGAGTGCAAGGCGGGAGACAATAAGCCTACTGCGCTACAAGAAAAAGAAATGGCAGATATTCGTGAGCATGGGGGTTCAACCATGGTAATCAACGAGGCTAATCTAACTTTGTTAGAAAAATTTTTAGAGGGCTTTACAGGAGCTAAACATGAGACAAGTAAGCGAGATGAACAAGGGCGTGCAGATTCTATTGCAACGCATGGAGAGCCACCCCCAAGAGTTCGTGCCCGACCTACACAGTAATTACCCACACAAGTGGCGTATGTTGCTGACGAAGGTAGACAACCGCATAAACCATATAAAGACTAAGGGCGTAGACAGAAAGCTAGAGCCTGGCATCTACACGCCTGACCTTTCCTTCTTACAAGACGACGAGATACAAGCCTTACACGCCAAGGTGCAGAGCATACGGGGGGATCTGTTTACTAAAGAAGTTATGAATACTCTGCTTGTTGCAGAGGACATCGGACAACAGGAACTATCATTCTCTTCTCCACAAGGGCTGAACGAGAGCCAAAAAATTGAGTTGATGAAATTGGAAATTGAACGCATAAAGGCTGAGGCTCGACAGACTAACGCTATTGCGAGGGCTTTCGGAAGATGAACCCAAAAGGTAAAAAAGTAAAGGATAAAAAGCTAACCTCAAGAGATTGGGAAAGAATGGCGGCATACGGCTACGGCTTCTTTTATGGGAAGTCGGGGTATGAATTAGACGCTCCTTGGCATCACGAAGACCCTGACTATAAGTATGTAGTGCAAGGTTTTATGGATGGGCATGAGAATTACATACTGTTTGATGATGAGGATAAGTATGTGCCCTATGACTTTAACAAACCCGAAGATGAGGGTGGTAAGTATGTGCATATAGATATTGGGGATGAATAAGTGAACATCATCACGCTCGACTTCGAGACCTACTACTCGCAGACCTTCTCCTTGTCCAAAATGACAACGGAGGAATACATTCGTTCACCTGAGTTCGAGGTCGTTGGCGTGGCTGTGCAGATTAACGATGGCGCCCCTGAGTGGTTTAGCGGTACTAGAGCAGCTACAAAAGCTTGGCTTGCTTCGTTTGAGTTGGAGAACAACCTAGTAGTTGCCCACAATGCGATGTTCGATATAGCTATCCTTAGCTGGCACTTTGATATAAGACCCAAGGCTATTGTGGATACGCTATCAATGGCAAGAGCCGTACATGGAACGGAAGTTGGCGGTAGCTTGAAAGCCCTTGCAGAGTATTACAACCTTGGAGTCAAAGGCACTGAGGTGCTAAAGGCTTTGGGTAAACGTCGTATTGACTTTACCGAGGAAGAACTTGATGAGTATGGTCGCTACTGTATCAATGACGTGGCGCTGACCTATGACTTGTTTAAACAGTTAAGTGCAAGCTTTCCTCCTATGGAATTACGCCTAATTGACCTGACCATACGGATGTTCAGTGAGCCTTCTTTGGAACTGGATAAAGAGGTGTTGCGCAACCACCTTGAGGACATTATTAGAAAGAAAGAGACCCTGATGAAGGGCTTGGATGCCAACCGAGACATCTTGATGAGCAACGACAAGTTCGCTGAACTGCTCAAGAACATTGGAGTTGAGCCACCAACCAAGATTAGCGCAACCACAGGCAGAGAGGCTTGGGCGTTCTCAAAGACTGACGAAGGGTTCAAGGCACTGCTTGAACATGAGAAACCATTGGTGCAAGCACTTGTATCAGCGCGGTTAGGAGTGAAGTCTACCCTTGAAGAAACAAGGACTCAACGCTTTATCGAGATCGCAGGTCGTGGCTTATTACCCATACCCCTACGCTACTATGCAGCTCACACTGGTCGCTGGGGTGGCGATGACAAGGTAAACCTGCAAAACCTACCAAGGGGCGGTACATTAAAGAATGCAATTAAGGCTCCTGCCGGTCATGTCATTATTGACTCTGACTCTAGTCAAATAGAGGCAAGGACTTTAGCGTGGCTGGCTGAGCAGAACGACCTAGTTGATGCGTTTGAGAAAGGCGAAGATGTTTACAAGATTATGGCGTCGTCGATCTACGGCAAAGAAATTGAAGACATTACTAAAGACGAAAGGTTTGTCGGTAAGACAACGATATTGGGATGTGGCTACGGCATGGGCAGTAAGAAATTCGGGGCGCAACTCAAGACTTTCAATGTGGAAATTGAAGAGGGGGAAGCCAATCGTATTATCCAAGTCTATCGCCAAACATATGATTGGATTCCGCAACTATGGAGCCAAGCGAATAAAGCCCTAGATGCAATCCTTAACGACCAAACTGCAACCCTTGGGCGTACTGGAGTTCTAACAGTGGATGGTTCAAAGGGCATACGACTACCCAACGGCTTGTATATCAAGTACCCCAACCTACGCAAGATTACCAATGCAGAAGGCAAGAGCGAGTATGTCTACGACACCAAGAAGGGTAAGGCTGTTGTGCCTAACAGGATATACGGCGGGAAGATTATTGAGAACGTGTGTCAAGCATTAGCCCGAATCATCATCGGTGAGCAGATGCTACAAGTGGCAAAGAAATACAAGGTGGTCATGACTGTTCATGACGCTATTGCTTGTATCGTACCCGAGCAAGAGGCTGAGGTAGGTAAGGAGTACGTTGAGATGTGCATGAGGATGCGCCCCAAGTGGGCACTGGAACTGCCTTTGAATTGCGAGGCAGGTATTGGTAAATCGTATGGAGAATGTTAGATGAAAATTCACGTGGAGTTTAATTCG